GGAGACTAGCATGGGAAAAAATGAAAAGACCCCCATCACAGTCAACGACACAGAATACTTTGTCGAAGACATGAACGACACTCAAAAGGCATACCTGAACCACGTTCAGGATTTGGACCGCAAGCTGGGCAACGCTCAGTTTAACTTGGACCAACTGTCTATTGGTCGTCAGAAGTTCGTTGAACTATTGGCGGAGTCTTTAGAGGCTCCTGCTGAAACTACAGAGGTTGCGGCTGAATAATGGAAATGGATGCGCTTATAAATATTGGTTTGTTAACTGCCATTGGCGGTTTAGGTTGGTGGTTAAAGTCCCAGCATGATGAACTTGGGCGCATCCAAATTCTTCTCAATAAAACAAGGGAAGAAATGGCAAAAGAGTACGTTACTAAAAGTGATAGCTCTTATGTGATGAATCAAATCGTAGCGCGGTTTGATCGTATCGAAGAAAAAATAGATCGTTTGATGGAACGATAAATTTATGTGTGTTTTGGTCGCCATATTCTGGGGCCAATCTTTCGCATTAGGTCTTTATCAGGTTTGTGTGTACGACTGCGGGTATGACAGACCCTCATATTTGTGGTATGATAAGACCTATGTAGTACCCCCCAGCTACGTATGCCCCGCGAGGATTTACGACACATGATTGAAATAAGTGTTGCGATAGCTGGTGCACAAGCGGCCTATAGTTTTTTGAAAAAAGGCGTTAGTGTCGGACGAGATCTCCAAGATATGGGTCAGCAGTTGCAACAGTGGGCTAACTGTATGGCTGACATAGACCAAGCAGAAAAAATGGCAGAAAAGCCTCCGTGGTACAAACTATTGGGTGGGGGTGTCCAAGCGCAAGCTATGGAGGTTTTTCTTGCGAGGAAGCAAGCGCAAAGGATGCGTGATGAGTTGCGAGAGTTAATTAGCCATCCAGCCATACTGGGACCATCTCACTGGCAGGAATTTTTGAGGATAGAAGCAGAAATCAGGAAGCAAAAGCGTGAGCATGACTTCCGCAGGATGGAGATTAAGCAAACTATTATTGAGTGGTGCGCTGGAATTGTTTTGTTCTTAGTTTTGTTTGCTGGTCTTGTGGGCTTTGTGTGGTTAGCCAATGCTTGAGCCAGTAGGAAATTTACCGTTTGCCGTGGGCGTTGAGAGAAGCCGCGAGAGCATCGAAAACCATCAGGCACAGCAGCAGGTACAAAAACAGCATAGCCGCGCTCACAAGCTCGCTAAGGCGCTAGAAAGGCAACAATTAGACCTGATGTTAAGCTATGATAAGTTTGGGGCGCACAATACTGGGCTGAAACCGCAGGGTCAGGTAGTGGATATTTCCGTTTAATAATACTCTACGGGCCTGCGATACACTGGATCATCATCCCACTCATCTGTGGGTAGGCGGATAAACCCACCCTGTCTGAACCGCATCAGAGCCATAACGGTGGAGTCAACAAGGTCATCGTTAGACATAAACGGGAACCCTGCGATTTCTTCTACCAACTCATCTGCCCATCGGGTGGACGGAACCCACGCCATGCCAGATGCAATAATATCAGCTACAGAATTAAGCCGTGCAAGCTTATCTCCTGTCCCCCTGTGGGGTGTATACTCCTGTACAGGTAGCCCCATACGCCGCATTTCTTGGTAAATCGCCACACCAGAGGACTTTTTCTCCACAATAAACGCATCTGGCTCCCAATTTCTGTATTCTCGCATGGCAAGTTCTTTTAATTCGGGAAATTCCAGCCGTTCTTTGATAGAATCCAGCAAAATAATGTGTCGTGCGTTCTCTTCTTCGTTAAAAAACACGCCCCATGTGGTCAGCGCAGTGTAATCGGCGCGATTATGCTTTTCTGCGGCGGCGTCCAGCGACATAATCACGTACTCCACGGACGGTGGGTCGTCGTGAGGCCATATTCCCCACCATTCTCGCTTAATTATTGACGCTTCTTCAGCCGTAGGTTGTTGTTGATACTGTGCATTCCACTGGAACGTGGGCATTGACGCTTTTGTGCGCTCTAATGCCGCCAAATCAAAGAACTCAGGCCACAACGGCTTCTTTATCGGCTTACCTTTGCTGTCCTCAGAGTCCAAAAGTGCGGGAAACTCCACAATTTCGTACTGATCTGCGAGGTCATTCTTCACCATATCGTTAGTCACACGCCCCGTGAGGTCGTCCATGTGCCAACGTGTCTGTACTATCGCAACTCGACCACCCGGCATAAGACGGGTACGTGCACCAAAGGTGAACCACTCGTATGCTTTGTCGAACACAGAGAAGTTTCCGTTAATAACATCTTGCTCAGAATGAGGATCATCAACAAGGAGCAAATCAGCGCCACGTCCCGCAAGGGCAGACCCAATACCACACGCAAAATACTCACCTCCAAAGTTTGTGTTCCACCGCCCAGCCGACTTACTGTCCACTGCCAGAGAAACTTCTGGAAATATTTCCCTGTATTCTGCAGTAGCTATCAGGTTACGCACCTTCCTACCGAAATCAACCGCGAGGTCTGTGGTGTGGGACACCATCATAACCTTTTTACCGGGGTTACGCCCAAGGAACCACGCTGGATAAAATATAGAAACTAACTGTGACTTACCGTGACGGGGTGGGATGTTGACGCATACACGGTCCGACGAGCCATCTTCCAGCGCCATCAGCTTGTCTGCGAGTATGCGGTGGTGCCTACCAACCTTATAATCTAACTGCATTCGCTTACAAAACGCTATCAGGTCATCATGTGCGGACTGATTAGCGTTTCTCGTGGAAAGTTCTTCCACTATCTTGTCTATCTCCTGCAGTTCTTCAGGAGCAAAACTGTCCAGATTTTTTAGCACGTGCTGTATATCTTCTGGAGAGAAGTCCATACCTGCAGCGATTTCGGCGAGGCTCGCCCCTGCGGATGCAGGGCTATGGGGGCTAGTCGTCATCTAGTCCTAATTCCTTGTCCACGTCGATGGTAGTGCCTTCTATAACGATAGCTTCTTCTACCTCTGGGTGGGGTTCTGGGTTTATAAGCCTTGTCAGCTTTTCCCGCAGTCTGTCTTTCAGGTCATCCGTAGTCTGGTGGGTTATTGTAACCTCAGTTTTCTCAGCAAACAATCCTACATCGCTGATCTTACCTAACAGTTCTAACGCACGGATACGCACCCGTGGGTCTGGGTTCTCGGTTTCTTCAATCAGCTTGTTTGTGACAAGATGTCGCACCTGCGTAGCCGATTTCACTACGGAATGACCAAAATCTTTCAAGATGCGATCTGTCATAAGTAGGGTGGCTGGGGTGAGGTGGGCTACCCGCTTGGGGGTTGCAGCCTTTGAAGTTTTGTCTGGATCTTCCGCGTAAGACACCGCCAGTGCAGCAGCCACGTCCCTATCTTCTTGGTTGGGTTTTATCTCCAAACCATTCTCATGCAGAAACTCTGCTGTTCTTGCAGCGGCGCTTGCTTTGACTGCGAGATCTTTGATTTTAGGTGGGGTGCGTTTTGCGACCCCTATTTCGGGTTCGATATGTATAGCCATGTTCGCAACATAGTCAGATTTGGTAAAAACGCAAAATATTTGTGCAGAATAGTATTATATAGTTGTGCGGCGCGCACGGCTGTGGAGGGGGGTGGGGGGTAGGTGGGGTCAATATATGTCGGTACGCTCTGCGCCGGTAAACCAATCACGCGTCAAAAAGGTAGTGATTCACTACCTTGCGCGGCTGATACCAAGACAAGTCATGCCAAATCACGTATAAAGAACTTGTCAGGCGGCGATGAGCGCCTCTGATTAATTGAAACTGTCTTACAATATTGGAGAACAATCATGACAGTATCCGCAAAACTCTCTGAGCAAATCCACATCGCATTGCGTGACTGGACAAAAGAAACGGTCAAGAGCGACCTCAACAAAATCAAACGCCTTGACGTGTTCCGCGCTGCTGGCTGGAAATCGACTATGTTTATCAGCCCGAAAACAAACGGCTCGACCGCGACCGAGGAAAGCTGGACGTTTACTAAAAACGCCATCAATTCGGGCTTTCCGAAAGCAGCGCAAGACCTTATGGCGGTATCCGCTAAGGTTGCTGGCGATAAGACTGTTCACGGTCAACCCCGCGCATATTGGATGCGCCAAGCAAACGCGGTCGCAGCGGACATAAAACGGTCGCTGGAAAAGCGCGAGCAAATCGCGGAGGAAATCGCATCGGGCAAACAAGGCGCGGATGCGCGGACGCGCTCCGCTGAGGCAATGGTTCGGGAGGCTTTGGAAACCGCTATCAAGCGCATCCAGAAAGCGGACGATTTCAAATCGTCGATGGATCTCGATGATTTGGTCCAAAACCTCAACGCCTTGATCAAGGTCATTGGCTAATGCAACACGCCAGTAAATATTCACTGGCATTGTTGGCGCGATCTCCGCACCAACAATTGCTTCGCAATAAAGAATATCTAATCGAGCAATTCGGAGAAAAAGCATGGAAGGATTTACTTCTATTAAACGCCTCATACGAAAACAAGTTGACGCATGGGGAATTGTCTACACGTGCTGGTTTTACATTGCGTCCACCTGCGCAATGACACTGTTCACGCT